TACTTAAAGCAATAATCTCAGGTATACTCGTTGCGAGTGTAAGTACGATAGCACAACGAAGTGCTACTATGGCTGCATTATTAATGGGTATACCTTTTACCGCCTTTCTCGCAATGTTCTTTATGTATTTCTCTGGTGTAGAAGCAGAAGTATTCACAAAGTTTTCTTTCGAAACTATATATTTTGTCTTGACATCCTTAATATTTTTTGTTATATTCGGATTAACGATTAGTCATATCGGCTTTTGGTATTCTATGTTATTAGGATCTGCCGTGACTATCATTCTGTATAACATCTTATTGAGGTTTTTATGATTATAGGAATATGTGGGTTAATAGGCTCAGGTAAAGGAACAGTAGCAGATATCTTAGTAGACTACCACGATTTTAAAAAGATTTCTTTCGCAGACAAACTAAAAGACGGCGTAGCACAAGTATTCGGTTGGGATCGTGCTATGTTAGAAGGTGATACTGACCGTAGCAGAATTTGGCGTGAGAAAGTAGATAAATTCTGGACACAAGAAACAGGACGAGAGATTACACCTCGACTAGTTCTACAAGAGTTCGGAACAGATTGTATGCGTAATGGCTTTGATGACGGTATATGGGTCAGTTTAGTTAAGAAGCATATGATTGATAACCCTCATTACAACTATGTAATTCCTGATGTACGTTTCCCTAATGAAATGAGTATGATTAGAGAACTTGGTGGCAAAGTCTGGCAAGTTCGTAGAGGAGAACAGCCTGAATGGTGGGGTTCTGCGGTATTAGATAATACTACTGGATCAGACCTCATGTCAAACTATGATGTTCATCCTTCTGAATGGAAATGGATTGATACAAACAACAAGTTTGAAAATATCATATACAATGATACTACTTTGGATGCACTATATAGTCAAGTTGAACAAACATTGTCTACGTAGTTAATTCTGAAATCGCTATTTTTTCTCTTTTTTAGCTAAATACTCTTAGCAATTCTTTATAACAAAGGAGAAACAGAATGGCGACATTAGTATCCCCAGGCGTATCAGTGATGGTGACTGACGAATCTCAGTATGCAGCAGCCACACAAGGTACACTACCGCTATTAGTAGTAGCAACAGCGTCAAACAAAGCAGACGCATCAGGTTCAGCAATTGCAGCTGGCACCCTACCACAAAATGCAGGCGTTGCTTATCTTGTTTCTTCACAGCGTGAACTAGTCGAGACATTCGGCGAACCTCTATTCTACGAAGTAGGTGGTTCAGTTGTGCAAGGGGCAGAGACAAGTGAATATGGTCTTCTAGCAGCATATCAGTATCTAGGCGTATCAAATAACGCTTATGTTATTCGTGCGGATGTAGACTTAGCACAACTTCAATCAACAGCAAATGAGCCAAGAGGCTTTATCGAAGATGGAACTTATTGGTTAGACATTGATGATTCTGACTTTGGTTTATTTGAACATGATGGTACAGACTGGGTTAAAGTAAATCCAATCGTACTTAATGACGTACCAGGTACAGGCAATGTAGAACAAGAAAACGCAGGCGGCTTCGCTTCACCTGCTAACGTATTTGGATCTAGCGGTCAATTCGCAGTAGTTACATCTACAACAAGAATTACATATTGGAAAAAAGTTTCAACAGACTGGATTCTATTAGGTGACATCGGTTCTCCTAATTTTCAGTTTGCTAAATTTGCACCATCAGGTGTTGCGGGTGACACATATGTGAGACTGACAACACAGGGCGGCGGCCTTGATGTAAATGTAAGTTCATATTCATCAGCGGCAGGTAGGTTCATTCTATCACAAGTTCCTGCATATGCAACAGACGATGAAGCAAGCGATTATCTAGGAAATGCAGGCGATGTATTCCTAAAGTATCATGGTAAAGGCTATTTCCAAATCAAAAGACATAATGGTGCGCAAACTAATAGCATTACTATCCCATCAACAGGTGGTTCAGTATTTGGCACAATCGAAATTGATGGTCTATCATTTACATATGGTGATTCACAAAATACAATCGCAACAACATCAGTTATCCAAAACTTACAAGCAAGCGCAATGCTTTCACAATTGAATGTATCAGTAGAGTTATTTGGTACAGATGGTATCAAATTTGTAAAAACTGACGGTAAATCAATCACTATTAATTTCCCTGCAAGTGAAAACATGGCATGGGGTCTAAGTGCAGCAACAATCATCGCAACATCATGGGAAAATCTAGCGTTTGAAGCAAATGCAGCACAGCCAAATGGTGATATTGAAGAAGGTACTCTATGGTATAATGCAGACCTGAAAATCGAACTTCTACGTGCAGAATACATCAACGGCGAACAGCAGTGGGTTCACTATGCATGGTCAGAAGACAACAACGGATTAGGCCAAGCAGAATTACAACTACGTTCGGCAAAACCTACAGTAAGAAAAGACGGTTCGTCTCCACTATCAACAGGTGATATTTGGGTTGATGGTGACGCAAAACCATATCCAGCAATTCATCGTTGGAACGGAACAACATGGGTAAAACTAGATAATTCTGACCAATCATCAACAAATGGTGTAATTTTCGGTCACTACTCATATGATGCGCCTTTCACAAACTTAGTTGCTAATAATAGAACAGCACATGATAAAACACCAAATGCAGAACTATACCCAGAAGGTATTCTGATGGTTAACATGGACCATTCAACATACAACGTTAAGAAATGGGTTGATGGTAAATGGGAATGGTGTTCAGGTACTGAACTAGATGGTGCAGGCAAATTCGGCGCAGCGGCACAACGTCACATGGTAGTTGAAGCAATGCAAGCGGCACTAGCAGGCAACGAAGGAATCCGCTCAGAAGCAACATACTTCAATCTAATTGCAGCACCTGGGTACCCAGAATTAATGGACGAAATGCTAGGTCTTAACAAAGACAAAAAAGAAATCGCATTCGTTATCGGTGATGCACCACTAACACTAAGAGGTGATACAACATCAATCAAAAACTGGGCAGATGACAACATTCCAGCAGATGCATACGCAGGTATCTATTACCCACACGGTCTATCAACAGACTTATCAGGTAATGACGTTGTAATGCCAGCATCAGCAATTGCGCTACGCACAATCGCATTCTCAGACCAAGTATCATTCCCATGGTTTGCTCCAGCGGGTCTAACACGTGGTGTAGTAACAAACGCATCAGCAGTTGGTTACGTAAACGCAGAGAATGAGTTTGTAAGAGTTCGTCTATCAGAAGGTCAGCGTGACGTTCTATATATGAACCGTATGAACCCAATTGCAGATATGCCAGGCACAGGACTAGTAGTATACGGTCAGAAAACTCTACAATCATTTGCGTCAGCAATGGATCGTATCAACGTAGCACGTCTAGTAAACTACATGCGTTACAATCTGGATCAATTATCACGTGGTTTCTTATTCGAACAGAATGATAAAATCACACGTGACAACATCCGTGATGCAGTAGAGCGTTTCTGTGGTCAGCTAGTATCAGAGCGTGGTCTATATGACTTCCTAGTAGTATGTGACGAATCAAACAACACACCAGCACGTATCGACAGAAACGAGCTATGGGTTGACGTTGCAATTCAACCAGTGAAATCAGTAGAATTCATCTACATTCCACTACGTATTCGTAACACAGGCGAAGAACTATAATAGTTCAGCGATAATTTAATTGAAAAACCCTGCTTCGGCGGGGTTTTTTATTATATACAACTTTAATAATGAGCATAACAGATAAATACTTGTATAACTATGAATTAGTTTGCAAACTATATTAGGAGACATAAAAATGGCAAGAACACTAAGTAATTTCGGTGTACCTCTAGATTCTTCGGGTACAGGCACCGGTATTCTACAGCCTAAACTAAACTATCGTTTCCGTGTTCAAGTAGCAGGTTTCGGCGGCGTTGGGACAGCAACACAAGAATTCACACGTCAAGTGATGAATGTAACTCGTCCTAAAGTTACACACGAATCAATCCCAGTCGATTCATACAACTCACGTATGTACATGATGGGTAAGCACACATGGGAACCAATCACAATTACACTACGTGATGACATTGCTAACAACCTAACTAAACTAGTAGGTCGTCAACTGCAATCACAGCTAGACCATAAAAATCAAACTGGTCCAGCAGCGGGTACCAACTATAAATTCTCAACATTTGTTGAAATTCTAAATGGTAACGACGGTATTCCTGTTGAACAGTGGCAGCTGGAAGGTTGTTTTGTACAAAATGCTGATTACTCACAGTCTGATTACGCAGTTTCAGATCCAGTAACAATCGCACTTACGCTACAATACGATAACGCAGTATTCACAGACGATGATATTATGCCAGGTCAGGGTTTCGTTAACAACTCATCAATCTTAGGCTAATAAAAGGAAATAGGAATGGCGACACGTAGGGAGGCAGAAGCACGTACCGAAGGTACTATCTTAGCAGATAGCAGAGGTGCGAGAAAAAGATTTGGATTCGGAGGTGCACCAGAATCTGCAATCACAACTGCTCCCAAGATGGCAGACCAGTGGTTTGTTGAATTTACAAACACTACTGGTTCAGTTAATGATATATCTGCACAAGCACAAAGCGTGTCGCCAATCACTATTCAAACAACCACGCAACCCGTTGATAGATACGGTAAACGTGAATACATTCCAACAAGAGTAGATTTTCCAGAAGTAACAGTAACGTTTTATGATACTGTTGATGGAAAAACTATGATATTCGCAAAAGACATATATGCGAAATTATTCAAAAACTCTGGGTTAAATGTTGATGCGGGTAATATGCAATCAACAATTGAAGATATAAATTCTGGAAGAAAATTCCCATCCGGTTCACAGATATCATCTCATAAAAATTTCGATAAAGTAACAGTATACCATTTCTTCGGTTCATTTGATAATGGTGACGGCTTTATTCAGAGAATTGTATTAATAAATCCAGTAGTAACAAGTATTACATTTTCTGAAAGTGACTATTCACAAAGTGCTTTAAGAACAATTTCAATAACATTACAGCCAGAAAACGTTGTATTTGGTACTCCAACTCAACCTCCTGCAGTACCGCAATGGATGCAAGAGGGATTAGAGTTTATATTAGAAGACCTGTCAGTTGATAACAGTGACTTTGTTACAAGTAGACTTAGAGAAAATCTACGTATTAACAGAGAACTTGAAGTATTTGAAGTTGATACTGACGCCGCAAATGTTGCTAGGAACGCAGCAAATCAGCAAGCGCAGCAACGACAACTACAAGAATTACAAAAATTCTATCAAGCAATGAAACGTGCTGAGAATGATAGAAATGCTACAAATGAAGACAAAGCCCGTGCAATTTCTGATTTCATGGAAGCACGTTATGCAATGTCACCGGTAGCAGTTAATTCACAAATGACCGAAACAGTAGAACGTGCTTCTACGAGTCAGATAGAATATAAACCAGTAGATATAGCATCTCAGCAAACAGCCGCAGGACAAGCGTTATCAGATATAATGGCTAGACAATCGGCTGAACAAGCAGAAGCAAGGCGACTACGTTATTCTAGAGGCCAAAGTTTCGGTAATACATTTGAACCGAGTACCGAAATACCTGATACATTTGTAAATAATAACAATAATTATCAAACTAATACTCTAATACCTGGTATATCGCAAAGTCCACAATTGGCTGGATCTAATTATTCTTCAATGGTAGGCAGTGATTTCTATGGTAGTAGAGATTTAGCAAGCTCTATCCGAAATGAACTTGTTTCATCTTTTTTTAATGGTCGTAAAATAGACATAGGCAATATCACTAGGGATGTAACACAGGGAATTTTGGGAAATAGTGGTATAGGAAACTTAACAGGTTTAAGTATAGGATCACAAAGTAGATTTGGAATAGCAGGTGATTTAATCAGAGACTCACTTATTAGTAATTCGAGAGTTTCTAATAACGCTAGACCTGTAGGTTCAATATCAACTGGCTCTACAAGTATTGCACCTAGAGATAGCAAGCAAAATAGTATTCAGAACATAGGAAATCTTATTAGAAGGACTTTAAGATGAATATAGATATTATTGTTGCTAAATTAAGAAACCGTGGACTATCAGAAACAAACGCAAAGAATTTTGCGGCTAAACTTGTATCTGTATCAAAAGAATTTGGCACTCCAGTAAGTGAATTGATTGAAGACTTTAATCATATGACACTAAATGAATTAGGCGATTTTATTACTAACAACATACAGATTAAAGGCTATAAAACAGGTAGAGTTATTAGAAGAACAACAAGTGATATTGTAAATAGAACAATAATCAAATGAGTAAATACCATCAGGGCAGATACAAAGTCCAAAACCCACAGAAATATGCAGGAGCAGGATCACCAACGTTTAGAAGTGGTTGGGAACTTACTTTTATGCAGTTTTGTGACAATAATCCTAATATAGTTGCTTGGGCGAGTGAACCTGTTAAGATAAATTATATGCATCCACTAACAGGTAAGCTAACTGTTTATGTTCCTGATTTTATAATTACATATATAGATGCAAAAGGTAATAAACTAGCAGAAGTTATTGAAATTAAACCTGCATCTCAGTCAAGACCTGAGTTTGCACGTAAGAGAGGCGAAGCACAGCAAGTAGTTGTTAATTATGCTAAATGGGAAGCAGCAACGAAGTGGGCTAAAAAGAGAGGTATGCGTTTTAGAGTATTGAATGAAGGCGATATATACGCAAATACTAAAAAACCTAAACCTAAACAGCCGAGGAAAAAGAAATGACGAAGAAATTAGAAGAAACATTCAATATTAATCCCATTGATGACGAGGACGAAATTGATGAAACTCCTACAGTTGAAGAAAGCAGAGAATTAACAGAAATTCTAAATGCTGAATTAGAAACAACTGATAAGATTGATGCTGCACTACCAATGGTAAGTGATTTAAATCAACATGACAGAGAAATGGATGAAATACACTCTAAAGCACTAAACGCTTTTGAAGAATTATTCTCATTGGGTATGAATGTTGAAGTACATGCAGGCGCAAAACTGATGGAAACAGCAAATCAGATGTTAAAAACTGCTATGGAAGCAAAAGATTCTAAAGTGGATCGTAAACTTCGTATGATTAATTTACAAATGCAGAAAGCAAGGCTTGAACATCAGATTGAAAAAGAAGAAAAGAAGAACGCAAAAGATGAAGACGATTTTGAAACTGAAGGAAAAGTAGTTATGGATCGCAATGACTTATTGAAGCGACTTGCCCAAGCACAATCAAAAATTGATGATTCTGATAAATAAGAATAGATATTATATTGGAGCGCACCAATGAAAAGTTTTAAAGAATACTTGACAGAATCAACAAATGAACACAAAATGACTCTACGTTTTGCGTCGGACCTAGAAGAAGGTGACGTAGATCGTATTGAACGTTTCTTAGGCAAATATGACCTAAGAACAATCTCACGTGTTTCAACTACACCTATTACGAAAAATCCTCTATTCTTCTCAGAAGAGGTAACAAACACAAAAGTTTCAAAAATAGATATTATGACTGGCTACCCAATGTCAGCAGATATTTTAAGACAGCAACTATCAGACTTGCTAGAAATGAACATTACTCATATCGCAGTTCATCCTGAAGGTTGGGAGCCAACAGAGGAACCAGCAGAAGAAGGCGATAAGAAAGCACTACTAGACTCAGAATATGATGATACATCAGACAATGGTGAACACTATGGTCGTTCATTCGTTGATAATTTCTTGAAGTCACTGTCTAAGCGTGATGACCACGACAAAGCAGAAGTAGAAAATGCACTATCTCCAAAGCCAAAGCGTGACAAAGCAGGTGATGTGATGACAACAGAAGACGCAGCAAGCGATTCAGTTATCTCAGGAGATGAAAAATGAAAAAACATTACAATCTAACAACAACAGAAGACAACGGTAAGTCTATCACAACAACAAATACTAGCTCAGAGTACCCAGACGAAATCGTAAGACTTCTAGCACTAGCAGGTCAAGGTATGCCACAAGTAGCACCTGCTGCACCAGAAGCAGACTGTGGTTGCGGTGCTTCACCATGTGGCTGCGGCGAAGCAGTAGAAGAAACAGAATACGAAGCAACTCCTGCAAACGATAAACTGGACTTAGATGACTTTTCAAAAAAGACAGCAGATTCAATTTCACGTCAAAAGAAAACACTGCGTCCAAGCAACGGTGATAACCCACTAGAATATTCAGTTAATGAAGATGAAATCTATGATGCTCTAATGGCAGACGCAGCAGAGTTCGGTCTAGTTGATGAATCATTCAGCGATCAGGTAAAAGATTTTGGTATGTTCACACGAGGCGGTAACGCACAAGTTCAAAACATGATCCAATATATTTTAAATGATTTTGAAGATGCGGCTGAAAAAGCAGGAAACAGTGAACGTGATGCATTACGTATGAATGCGTTTAAAAAACTATCGAATGAACTAGAAGCATTATCAGACGAAGATGGTTATGAAGAAGCAATGGACACAGATGTCCGTGAACGCTCTATTAAATATCTAGACCAAGGTATCATTCGTATTATGAATGTGCTTGATAAACAATAACGCTCACCAACAGAGCAGGCCCTAAAAAGCGACCTTCGGGTCGCTTTTTTTATCTGATAAATACTTATAAATTAACTGAGTATATAACTTATGGCAGACTTAACAAAACGAGCATATGCAAAAACAGAATATACGGATAGTCAACTACTTGAATTTAGTAAGTGTTTTGATCCGTATTATTTCTTAAACACTTACTTTACTATTCAACACCCTACTAAGGGTAGTATGATATACAAAGCGTATTCATACCAAGATGAACTTGTGAATTCGTATCATAATTATCGTTATTCGATTTCAATGCTTGGTCGTCAGATGGGTAAATCTACAACGGCTGCCGGATATCTTCTTTGGTATGGTATGTTTGTTCCTGACCAAACTATCCTTATTGCGGCTCACAAATATTCAGGTGCGCAAGAGATTATGCACCGTATCAGATATGCATATGAAATGTGTCCTGACCATATTCGATGTGGTGTCGTATCATACAACAAAGGATCGATAGAGTTTGATAACGGTTCTCGTATTATCGCACAAGCGACAACAGAAAACACAGGTCGTGGTCTTTCTATCTCACTACTATATGCAGACGAATTTGCATTCGTGCGACCTACGATTGCGAAAGAGTTCTGGACTTCTATCTCTCCTACGCTTGCAACAGGTGGTAAAGCAATTATCACATCAACACCTAACTTAGATGATGACCAGTTTGCTCTTATTTGGCAAGGTGCTAACAAACGTATTGATGCATATGGCAACGAAACAGAAGTAGGTGTCAATGGCTTCAAACCTTATATGGCTGTGTGGTCACAGCATCCAGACCGTGATGATGTATGGGCAGCAGAAGAAAAAGGTCGTGTTGGCGAAGAACGATTTAGACGTGAGCATAATTGTGAATTTATTGCATTCGATGAAACGCTTGTTGATAGTATCAAACTTTCTCAATACAAGGGCGTCGAACCTAAACATCGTACAGGACAAATACGTTGGTATGATAGCATTAAAAAAGGTAACACGTATGTTGTAGGACTTGATCCTGCTATGGGTACTGGCGGAGACAATGCAGCAATCGAAGTTTGGTCTCTACCAGAAATGAATCAAGTTGCAGAGTGGCAACACAATAAGACAGATATTCGTGGACAAGTCAGAACGCTACACGATATACTTACAATAATCTATACAGAGCTACGTGAGCTAGGAGACAATCAACCTGAGCTATACTGGTCAGTAGAAAACAATTCATTGGGCGAAGCGGCTCTTATCGTTATTGATGAAATGGATGAAGACAAATTCCCAGGAGAGTTTCTACACGAACCCAAAAAACGTGGTGTACAACGTGCTATTCGTAAAGGATTTACAACGACATACAAGACAAAGATTACAGCATGTATGAAGATGAAAGCATGGATGGAAAGTGATAAGATGACACCTCTATCTAAAAACTTGATACGAGAGTTAAAGACATTCGTAGCAAGCGGCAAATCATACGAAGCGAAACTAGGAGAGACAGATGACTTAGTTTCAGCAACGTTATTATGTGTTAGACAGATACAAGTCATCACACGATTTGATGAACAGTATGAGCAATTACTAGGCGAAAGTTTGGATAGTGATGAAGGTTACGATGACGAACCGCTTCCTGTAGTATTTTGATAAATACATCTATACGGAGATTAATATGGCTGTAAATATTGACAGAATAGCAGAAAAGACAATGAAGATTATTCAGGGTCTTGGTCTACAAACAAAGATGTTCGATTCATCACAAGGAAAAAGCGTGGCTGACCCTCAGAAAGCACGTTACTTTTTCGTAGAAATGCCAAACCTTATGGTATTCATCGATGAAGAATCACATGACTTAAATGTTGACTTGGGTGAGCGTACTGATTTAGACAACCCTCAAGTTAAGAAACTTGTAGATATGCTGAAAGACACAGCACGTAGTAATCTACTAGACTTTAACACAAAATCATTCGGTAAGCATATTGAACCAAAGAACTATGCTTTCAAAATAGAACAAAACAAGGAGCAGGCTATGAGTGACGTATTCAATGAAGGTATCTCACCACTAGAAGGATCATCACGCACAAGTCGCCAAACACTAGAAAACGCAAGAATTATCGTAAAGCATCGTAACCCAGTAAATGAAGAAAGCCGTGGCTCACGTTCACGTAATATTTCAGCTATCTTTATTGAAAACGCTGATGGTGAACGTTTCAAGTATCCGTTTAAACATTTGAACGGCGCAAGAGCAATGGCTAGACACGTTGCTAACGGTGGCGTACCAAGTGATATGGTTGGCGAAGCGATTGTTGAGCATTCGTCAAATCTATCAAAACTAAAAGAATTCATGAACGTTGTAAACAAGCAAGGTCTTGTAAACGAAAACAATCGTTCAATCGTTGCTAATGTAAAACAAAAGATGGATTCAATCAAAGAGTCAATCAAGCGTATTCAAGGTGCTAAAGGTTATACTGCATTCGTTGAGTCAATGGCATTGAATGAAAACTCAGATGATGTAGAAATCTCAGAAGATACAGTAAATGACTATGTATCGAAATTTACTAAAACAACGTTTGAAGAATCACTAAAAGATATTCTACCACTTGTTCATCGTGTAAATGAAGAAGAAATGGAAAACAATCGTGCGAACCAAGTAGCACGTGTCAAAGAAATCATCACAGCAGTTGACAAAAAGACAGGCGAAAAGAAAAACAAAATTTCATTCCCAACAAAGGGTGACGGTTTTAATTTCGATAGCATTAAACGACAGTATGCTAAACCTACAAATGCAGCACAAGCACAGCAACAAAAAATCGACATGATGTCTCTACAATTTGATGATTTAGCAGACCGTGTGGATGTAGATACGATTGATGACAAGAAACGTAAGAACAAAGGTCATGATAGAGCGGCAGAACTATCAAACTTCCTACGTGACTTCGGTGAAGAAATCAGAACTAATGCTAAAGGTCTTAATAAAGAAAAGGTTGCACTAGCTGGTATGCTTCTTAAAATGTCAAAGACACAAACAGAAGATGTACACGAAACAAAGACAGTCGAAGAAAAATTCGATGACATGTTAGCAGAAGCATTCTCAAAATTTGATATCTTAGACTAATCAAAATAAAAATAAAAATTAAAAAAGGGCGCTTCGGCGCTCTTTTTTTGTTGACAAATCAGCGAATCATGCTATATTAATTAAGTAATCAGAGAGAGGAAGTTCTTATGGGTCGTTCAGTTTCTACACCACGTGACGCAATCGTTGCTTACTATGATGTTACAGAACATGGTCACGGTTGGGATGATGAAAACGATTGTGTTGACTATGACAACTACTGTGAATTCCAAGCAGAAGATGATTGGAACTATTTCAAAGAATGGATGGTAGAGAAAGTTAAAGAACTTTTCCCATCTATGGAAGACTGTGAAGAATGGGTTGGTCGTGAAGACCTAGCAATTGCTGAAAATCAACTTGCTTACTTTGGCGTCAGTGAATACTGTGGTTGTGCTGCGGTTTGGATTGTTGCGAAAGAAGATTACTACGGCAACGAAAACCCACTAGCAGAATCGTGGGTTAAGAAAATTTCTAAAAAGTTTCACGCAAACTTTGGTGAAATGAACCGTCTTGGTGTGTTCTCAAATGGTGAAGCAGTTTACGAAAAGAAAGTAGCATAAAGAACTTGACAAATCAGCGAATCATGCTATATTAATTAAGTAATCAGGAGAGACAAATGACTTACTTCACGTTTAAAGCATACGGTTCGATTTTCACTGCTAAAGCAGAAACCGGACTTGAACTTATGGAAACAGCCAACAAAGAACTTCTTTGGGGTAATCCAGAGAGCAAGGATGGTATGTGGTTTGAACAAGGCTCTGACACATATGTTTGGGTTGAAGGAAACTTTTTTGATTAAAAAGGTTGACAATCTCACGAATCATGCTATATTAATTATGTAATCAAGAGAGAGGACTACTCAATGGCTTATATGTCTCAAGAACGTAAAAAAGAAATTGCTGTTAACGTTAAGAAAGTTGCTAAAGCATATGGCTTTACAGGTCGTGAAGTGACTGTCGGTGTTAACAATCATTCGACTCTTGTTGTCAACATCTTTGGTGGTCCGCTAGACTTCATCGGCGATGCTCAGTTGCATAACGATGAATACGCACGTATGCGTGGTGAACAGTCTCGTCCTGTTGGTTCTTACATTCAAGTAAATCAGTATTACTGTGAAGAACATGCTACTGATCCTGTCATTAAGCGTTTCTACGGTGACTTGCTTGCTGCTATTATGTCTACAGGTTACTACAATAATAGTGACGCAATGATTGACTACTTTGATCATGACTTCTACATTGATATCAATGTGGGTCGTTGGGATCGTCCTTATAACTATCGTGAAGAATTAAAGGCGGCTGCTTAATGTTATACATTGTAAAAGTTAAAGGTAGCGGCGATACAGTCGCTATCTGTTCCCGAAAAGAAGATGCATTAGCATTTTTAGCAGGGCAAAAAGTAGATAAAGTAACTTATGAAATAGAAGAGGTATCAAAATGAGTGCAATGGGTAATTTTGTTGTAGAAGTACAAGAACGTGTATATGGTCTTATTGAAGATGGTGTAGACGTTGATAAAGTATATGAAATCATCGATGCCGAATATGGTCAAATGGGTGTAGGTCTCGTAGCTAATTGTTATTTTGAAGACGCATATGATGGAGCACCAGTATGAACCTCGGAAAAACTTTGAGCCTTGAAGAAGCACTTAAACATAATTGTCCCGTTTATGTTGTATATGAATACGACACAAAGGAGATAGTGGGTTGGTATGCATTCGGTGAGAAACTTGCTCAATTGGAAGCCAGTGACCGATGTGCCAAAAATGGACCTGATACGTATGACTATGCTACTTGGGAACATTACGTGAATATACGTGACAGGTTTGAGCAACACAAGCGCCAGCTTGAAGAAATTGAACGTAGACTTTAACAGAGGAGATATGAGAATGTACAAGTCTATCCTAACCGCAGCATTTGTTGCAACTCTATCAGTAGTACAAGCTAATGCTACTGAAATTCGAACTACAACTTCCCCGGATGCTTTGTGTAATGATGGTACACAGGCTACATACAATGTACAGTATAATGGTAGTAACAATTGGGCTGTTGTTCTTGCAGGTGGCGGAGTCGTAACTTCTCCCGATCAATATCAAAATCGTAGAGCAAGTCAACCCAGATTTACTACTGCGGATAACGTAAGTAGACCAAATTTTCAACAAAATGATATCTTGCATGATATGAAAGATAGAGGCTATAATATACTGTATTTGCCTTACTGTTCAAGTGATATTTGGCAAGGAAATCACGAACATGAAATCAACGGAGAAGTAGTACAGTTCCGAGGACGTGCGATTGTCGAAAATGTCGCTGCCGAAATGAGCAAAGAACTATTTGCTGCGGATGAGGTTGTATTCATCGGCTATTCGGCAGGCGCAATCGGACTAGGTTTTAATTCGGACTTAATTGCTAAACTTGAACAACGTATCCCAATGGTAAAAGTCGTAGTAGATAGTTTTTGGTTTGATGCTGCAACAAAAGATTGGTACGCAAATGTATTCACACCAAACAATAAAGAAAGCCGTCGGTGGTTGTACAAAAATCTACCAGAACATTGTGGCGATGATCCGTTGAAATGGTACAACTGTTTCCCGTCACGTGATAAGTTTGAACAAATGGGGATCGACAACGTATTCTTAATTTGGAACGTAGGTGACCCTTATGCACGTCCAGTGGATCAGAACAAGTTCAAATCTGCAACTATTGCTGATATCCAATTCTACGGCGCTGGTGTAATGATTGATGCAAACAAGCGTGGTGTCAATGGTTTTCAACCGGGTGGACATGTTCTTACATTCATGAAAGATACATATCGTACCAAATTTGGTGACAAGTCAGTACGTGATGCAATCAACAATTGGCTCGATGACTCTATGGATACCGTAATCATTGACAAGTAATACCAAATATTATGAATTAAATTGGGGACAGAAATGTCTCCAATTTTTTTATCAAAGGGTGCATTTTAGCCTTGACTTTGATAAATAACTTTGTTATTATCTATCTATTAACTTAGAGAGGTGATACATCTAGGCTAATACAAAAACTAACACAGGCTAATATAGGCTAATATAGGAGAAAACATTATGGCAACTTTAGCAGAAATTCGTGCGAAACTGCTGGCACAAGAAAACAAAGCAGAATCAAATTCCAATCAAAATCGTGGCACAGATGCAATCTATCCGTTCTGGAATATGGACAACGATAGCACTGCGGTTATTCGATTCCTTCCAGATGCAGATAACGGTAACACATTCTTCTGGCGTGAGCGTCAGGTGATTAAGATGCCTTTCGCAGGTGTTGTAGGTGGCGAACAGAAGCCAGTTACAGTACAAGTACCATGCGTTGAAATGTGGGGCGACACATGTCCTGTACATGCAGAGATTCGTCCTTGGTTCAAAGATCCAGCAATGGAAGAACTAGGTCGTAAGTATTGGAAAAAGCGTTCATACATTTTCCAAGGGTTTGTAGTAACAGATCCAATGAACGAAGAAACTCCAGAAAATCCAATCCGTCGTTTCGTGATTGGTCCACAAATCTTCAAACTGCTAAAAGCAGCGTTGATGGATCCAGATATGGAAAACATGCCAACTGATTATGATGCGGGTACAGACTTCCGTTTGACAAAAACACAAAAGGGTCAGTACGCAGATTACTCTACTTCAAACTGGGCTCGTAAAGAGCGTTCTCTAAATGAAGCAGAGCGTCAGGCAATCGAAACTCATGGTCTGTTTGACTTGAATGAGTTCATGCCAAAGCGTCCTTCACAAGAGGAACTAAACGTAATCATGGAAATGTTCGAAGCATCAGTAGATGGTGAACTATATGATCCACAACGTTGGGGTAACTTCTATAAGCCATATGGTCTTGAAGTTCCTGAAGGTGCTGTTCAGAATACATCATCAGGTTCATCAACATCGGCTAAACCTACTCCAAAAGCTGCTCCCGCTCCGGCTCCAAAGCCTGCTCCAGCGCCAGCAGCAACAGTAGAGGAAGATGATATTCCTTTCAAGTCTAATGAAGAAGTAGAAGCAGAAGCAGCTTCTTCTGCTCCAGCAGGTGCTGGTAAGGATGCTTCTGATATCCTGGCAATGATCCGCGCTCGTAAGAGTGACTAATCATTTGACTAACTTGGAGGGCAGGAATGCCCTCCCTTTTTCACACATTATGGAGTAGATTATGGCAAAAGCATTTGATGCGAGTAAATTTCGTAAATCAATTACAAAATCAGTTCCGGGTATGTCAATCGGTTTTCGTGACCCTGATACTTGGATTTCAACAGGTAACTACTGTCTAAACAAGTTGATTAGTGGCGACTTTTATAAAGGTATCCCACTAGGTAAAGTAACAGTTCTAGCAGGCGAAAGTGGTGCAGGCAAGTCATACATTGCATCAGGTAATATTGTAAAAAATGCACAGGATCAAGGCATTTACGTTGTTCTTATCGACAGTGAAAACGCACTTGATAACTCTTGGCTAGAAGCACTTGGTGTAGATACAAGTGAAGACAAACTTCTTAAACTAAACGTGGCAATGATTGACGATGTTGCTAAAATCGTTTCAGACTTTATGAAAGAATATCGTGCCGACTATGGTGATGTAGATGACGAAGACCGTCCTAAGGTTCTATTCGTACTAGACTCACTAGGTATGATGCTAACACCTACTGATGTTGACCAGTTTAATAAGGGTGATATGAAAGGTGACATGGGTCGTAAGCCTAAAGCACTAGCAGCACTTGTTCGTAACTGTGTGAACATGTTTGGTGACTTTAATGTGGGTCTAGTAGCAACTAACCATACATATGCATCACAAGATATGTTTGATCCAGATGATAAGATTTCAGGCGGTCAAGGCTTTATCTATGCATCTTCTATTGTTATTGCTATGCGTAAGTTGAAACTAAAAACAGATGCAGACGGCAACAAGACATCACAAGTTCATGGTATTCGTGCAGCATGTAAGATTATGAAAACACGCTATGCAAAACCCTTTGAAAGTGTACAAGTTGAAATTCCTTACGAAACAGGTATGTCTCCCTATTCAGGTCTACTTGAATTCTTTGAAGCAAAAGGTCTTCTTGTTAAGCAAGGCAATCGTCTAAAATATAAAACCAAATCTGGTGAAGAAATCATTGAGTTCCGCAAAAACTGGACTGATGAAAAACTAGATATCGTTATGGCAGAGTGGAACATGGAAGATATTGATGCTGAAAAGCACGGTCTTGATGCACTTGAAGTTGATGATAACGGTGATATCATTGATGAAAACGCAGCACTTAACGGGGAAGAATAATGGCTAAATATCTTTCTACAAAAACATATGGACATAACATAGGGCTTTCAGCAGTCTTTCGTCAACCACATGCAGACCACTCACATTGTAGATTTCTACATGGATATAGTCTCGCATTCAAATTTACTTTTGGGTGCGATGACTTAGACCATCGTAATTGGTGTGTGGACTTTGGTGGATTAAAACCACTAAAGGCTTGGCTAGAAGATAGTTTTGATCATAAAGTATGTGTAGATTCTAAAGATCCTCACATTACTGATTTGTACGAACTAGAAGAAAAAGGACTATGTGAAATCAGAGAGTTTAATGGTGTTGGTGCAGAAAAGTTTGCACAACATGCATTCGACTTTGCAGATAAAATGGTACGTGAACAAACAAATAATCGTTGTTGGTGTGTAAGTGTTGAATGTTCAGAACACGGTGCAAACTCAGCAATTTATGAGGCATAAAAAATATGGCAATAGAAACTGATTTTATCTTTGACTTGTGGGAAGCAATGAAGCCATTGATCCCTGCCAAAGAAAAGATGGAAGCGGCAGAACGAATTATCAAACAATGTGACGAGTTTGGTATTTCTAAAGTCGATCTGGAAGATATGATTGAGAATGATAAAATTCTACAAACTGCGTTTGATAGATATTTTGCAGACGATATTGAAGATGATGAAGATGAATGGGATGAGTACGACGAATGAGTTGGTATCGTAAAGTCGTAGCGGACTGGAATAATATTCCTGCATGTCTTGACCATTTTGAAAAAGAACTGGCAGAAGCGAGGACTGAGGTTAAGATTAAGGGAAATGTAGAGCGTAACTCTACAGAACTTCCAGCATATGTAGAACTACGATTTTCACAACTACAAGAGCTAGAAGCTATCCTAGAACATCTAAATATAAGTTTACGTAAAAAGCGTAGTGAATATTTGAGAAAATATTTAGAAAGCTACAATAAAGCATTATCTAGCAGGGACGCAGAAAAGTATGCTGATGGCGAAGATGAAGTTGTAGCAATTTCAGAACTAATAAACCAAGTAGCGTTAATGCGAAATCAATTTCAAGGGATCACCAAAGGGTTTGAAATCAAACACTTTCAGTTGTCTAATATTATCAAGTTGAGAGTAGCAGGTATGGAAGACGCAGATATAAACACTAGATATTAAGATGGGCGCAGTGTGTGTAAATACATTGCTATTTTGGAGAATTAAAAACAATGAGTAATATTCAAGTTACTAAAAGGGATGGATCGAAAGAAGAATTAGATTTAGAAAAGATGCACAAAGTTGTATTCTTTGCATGTGATAACATCAATGGTGTAAGCGCAAGCGAAGTAGAACTGAAATCACATATTCAGTTTTATAATGGCATTACTAGTTCTGAAATTCAGGAGACCCTTATTAAAGCAGCCGCTGATTTGATTAGTGAAGAAACACCGAACTATCAGTGGGTAGCAGGTAATTTGATTAATTATCATATTCGTAAAGATGTATATGGTGCGTTTGAACCAATTCATGTATTCGATCTTGTTCAACAGAACGTTGAAAGAGGTTTTTATGATCCTGCTCTACTAGAAGATTATACAAAAGAAGAATGGGATAAGATTAACGGTTTCATTAAACATGAACGTGACTTCAATATCTCATACGTTGGAATGGAACAGTTTCGTGGAAAGTATCTAGTACAGAACAGAGTAACGAAACAACTATTCGAAACACCACAAATGGCATACATTCTTATTGCGGCGACACTTTTCAGTCAGTATCCTCGCAACGAAAGAATGCGTTGGGTGAAAGATTATTATGACGCTGTAAGTAATTTTGACATTTCACTACCGACGCCAGTTATGGCAGGGGTGCGTACACCACAGAGACAATTTTCATCCTGTGTCCTAATTGAAACTGATGACTCGCTTGATTCAATCAATGCGACCTCAAGTGCAATTGTAAAATATGTCTCACAAAAAGCGGGTATTGGTGTTGGTGCAGGTTCAATTCGTGCAATCAACTCTCCTATCCGCAACGGTGATGCGTCACATACAGGTGTTATTCCATTCTATAAAATGTTCCAGGCTGCCGTGAAATCTTGCTCACAAGGTGGGGTCCGCGGTGGTGCTGCAACTCTTTATTATCCTATCTGGCACTATGAAGTAGAAGACCTACTAGTGCTTAAAAACAACAAAGGCACAGAAGATAACCGTGTGCGTCACCTAGACTATGGCGTACAGTTTAACAAAGTTATGTATGAGCGTCTACTACAAGGCGGTGACATTACACTATTCTCTCCTCAGGATGTACCTGGACTTTATGAGTCGTTTTTTGCCGATCAAGATAAGTTCCGTGAACTATATGAGAAAGCAGAACGCTCAACAAAAATTCGTAAGAAAACAATTCCAGCGATTGAACTGTTCTCAGCATTTATGAATGAGCGTAAGAACACTGGTCGTATCTATTTGATGAATGTGGATCATGCTAATGACCACGGATCATTCAAAGCAGAAGTTGCACCTATTCGCCAGTCAAATCTTTGCTGTGAAATCAATCTACCAACTAAACCATTACAGCACATCTTTGATGAAGAAGGTGAAATTTCACTATGTACACTAAGTGCTATCAATTGGGGTAATATCAAAACTCCAGCAGATTTTGAAAAGCCATGTGAACTAGCAGTACGTGGACTAGATGCACTATTAGATTATCAAAAATATCCTGTACTAGCGGCTGAACTGTCAACTAACAAAAGGAGACCTCTTGGTGTAGGTATCATTAATTTTGCCTATTGGTTAGCTAAAAATGATACTAACTACTCAAATCCAAATTTGGACTTAGTTGATGAATGGGCAGAAGCATGGAGTTACTTCCTAATCAAAGCATCAAATAAACTAGCAAAAGACATGGGTGCGTGTCCGGGTGTGTGTGAAACAAAGTACGGTGATGGTATCGTACCAATGGATACTCGCAAGCGTGAAGTAGACGAACTAACTCCATATGTTGAGCGCCAAGATTGGGCATCATTGCGTGAAGACTTAAAGACTACAGGTATTCGTAATAGTACACTAATGGCTCTAATGCCAGCAGAAACATCAGCACAGATTTCTAACTCTACAAACGGCATTGAACCGCCACGTAGCTATGTGTCTGTGAAGCAATCAAAGCACGGTGTTCTAAAGCAAGTTGTACCTGGTATCCATAAACTGAAAAACAAATATGAACTTCTTTGGGATCAACAGTCACCACAAGGATACATTAAGATTATGGCAGTACTACAGAAATATATCGACCAAGGTATTTCTGTGAACACATCATATAACCCAGTGTTCTTTGAAGATGAAAAGATTCCAATGTCAACAATGCTACAAGACTTGATTATGTTCTACAAATATGGTGGTAAGCAACTTTACTACTTCAATACATTTGATGGTCAGGGCGAAGTTGATGTAAACAAGCTAATGGATGAACCATTAGCACAAACAGAATTAGATGATGACGCAGCATGTGATAGCTGTGTAATTTAAAAAGAAATGATTTTTAACTTTGAAGAATATCAGTTTAAGAAACAATTATGTGTAAAGCCATTAGATAATGGACCACACGTTGATCCCAAATTGATATATGTAAAACATTGTAGCGTTCCTAGTACAGAAAACGATGCAGAACTTGAAGAGGAGTTTTTTTCTAAAACAGGAAGATTTTATATGTATGATGTCAAACTTTGTCATACAATGACAAGATGGTATTATCGTCCATTCTTAAAAGAATTTTTAAGAAGAGGCAAAAAGGATAACTGCTGTTTACATATTTCAAATAGTACAGTACCAAACAAATTTAATGCAATGACATCAATTTATGATTTGAATTATTTTCAAGTTTTATTAGGTGGAATTCTTACGATGGATTCCGATATAGCAATTGAAATATCTAATAAAAGAGTAGATAGAACACCAGATTATGAAATGTATAAAATTGAAGAAATATGTAAAATGTTAGATGATGAACCAAATGTCAAACATTATATGATACGTGAAGAAATATATTCAAGGGAAATAATAAAAGATAAGTTGGCTCCCAACGGTGTTCGGGTACATTTCTATGATAGTAATGTCGAGTTAATAAAAGAAGTAATACGATACGATTCGTACTAAAAATGAGAGAAATAAAATGTCAGTATTCAATTCAAAAAACAAAGCAGACCATACAAAAGCGTTAGCATTCCTAGATCCAAATGGTGGTGTAGCAATTCAGCGTTATGATATGCTAAAATATAAACAGTTTGATAAATTAACAGATAAGCAGTTGGGTTTCTTCTGGCGTCCAGAAGAAGTAGATGTTCTTAAAGATGCTAATGATTTTAAGAACCTTACAGACCATGAGCGTCATATCTTCACCTCAAACTTGAAGCGACAGATTCTACTTGATAGTGTACAGGGTCGTGCGCCAACAGAAGCATTTGCGCCACTAGTATCTATTCCTGAACTAGAAGCATGGATCCAAACTTGGACATTTAGTGAAACAATTCACTCACGTTCATATACACATATCATTCGTAATGTATATGCTGACCCATCAAAAGTATTTGACGAAATGATGGATATCGAAGAAATCATGGACTGTGCTGACGATATTTCTAAGAACTATGATGAACTGATTGAAATGTCAGGTTATTATAATCTACTAGGCGAGGGAACTCACACTGTGAACGGCAAGAAAGTAGTTGTAGACCTATACGAAATTAAGAAGTCTCTTTATAAAACTTTAATGAGTGTAAACATTCTTGAAGGTGTTCGCTTCTATGTTTCATTTGCTTGTTCATGGGCATTCGCAGAACTAAAGAAGATGGAGGGCAACGCAAAGATTATCAAGCTAATCGCCCGTGACGAAAACCTACATCTTGGTTCAACACAAACACTACTAAAAATTCTACCAAAAGATGATCCTGATTATATTCAGATTGCTAAAGAGACAGAAGAAGAATGTATCAAAATGTTTGTTGATGCTGTAGAGCAAGAGAAAGCATGGGCTGAGTATCTATTTAAAGATGGTTCAATGATTGGTCTAAACACGCAACTACTAAATGACTACATTGAATGGATTTGCTGTAAGCGTATGACAGCAGTTGGACTAAAATGTCCGTATCAAACACCACAAGCTAATCCACTACCGTGGACACAAAAGTGGATCGCAGGTGCAGAAGTACAAGTCGCTCCACAAGAAACAGAAATTTCATCATACGTTATTGGTGGTGTTAAACAAGATGTTGATAAAGACACATTCGGAGGGATGTCACTATAATGGAACACGTATTTGACGAAGCATGGATTAGACAAAAGCAATTTAAGTATGCAATGGAAAACGAGGTTGTTTATCAGCCTTCAACTGATATCGATCATAAAGTAATCGATGCACAACTTCCTGGATTTATTGATGGTGCCACTGGCGGTGATAAAAATAAATTCATTATAGATATAGGATGTGGCGATGGTTATGCAATTGAGAAACTAATTGAATTGGGATATGAAAATTCACAGGGACTAACGTTGCATAAGCAAGAATGGGATTTATGTAAAAAAGAAAAGGGATTAAATGTACACCTAATGAATTATAATTTTTCAAAGATAATGTCAAAATTCTTTCATGTTGTTTGGATGAGACAATCTTTGCAATTTTCATTCCAGCCTTATTATACTATGCTAGAAATTAATAGAGCATTACGAATTAACGGTTGGGCATATATTGAAGTCCCTGATACAAGTAATGAAGGTATACCATTAGGTACACTAGACAAAGATACATACGAAAGATTATTTAAATCATCTGGATTTGAAATTGTTCAAAGCGATTCTTTTGAACTTAGCGCAGGCGACTATAAAGAAAAGCATAACTTCTTTGCGCTAGTAAAACGATTGAACATGAACTTACCGGAGTTACCTGAGGAATAAAAATGTATTTTTTTGAAAAACAGTATGAATATTTTTCAGAACCTTGGCCTCATATTATTATCAATAATGCATTAGATATAGATATTGCTAACAAGTTAAGTGAGCAATTTGTAGAAAGCCAGAATCAAGAAACTAGAACTAAATTGTGGAACGAGTTCATTTCATATAATGAAAGTCGTTTGGATGATATGGTAAAGGTGCTTGATTCTGCATTCAAAAGAAATACAACAGAATATAGATACCAAACTAATCTTTGTGGTAATCTACCAAATGATGGTAAGGTTGAAAAAGATTGGCACATTGACGGTCCTGATAAGATTTATCAAATTCTATATTACATGGACAGTGAAGAAGATACTGGCTACTTTGAAGCAGCAAGTGATGACAGAGGAACTAACTCTAAAATAATTCCTTATCGTCATAATCGTATCATTGCATTTAAAAGCAGCCATGGTCAAGATAATGAAAAACAAACATGGCATCGTTTCTTCTCTACTGTGTCTGCGCACAGAAAAACTTTCAATATTCCAATACAAACACTTGCATAAAACTTGACAAATCCTCGAATCATGCTATATTAATATAGTAATCAGAGAGAGGAACTCAGTTATGCAAGCAATCAAACATGAAACATTTGAAGCATATGTAGCGTACAATGCAGCACGTGGTTATAGTCATATTCCTGAAAACTTGTATAATGCTCTTAAAGAGCAAGATGTTAACACATTCAATCAGTTCTACAACGATATGAAATGGACTGCAAAATATCCTGAAAACAAGAACGAAGATGGTTCTGTAAACTGGAATTTTGTTGATAGCGACATGTACATGAAATGGGGTGTCTTGCTTGATGGTGAGCTATACACTGAATATTTCGACAAAGCAGCAGATATTATGGAGGGTAAGTTTTAATAAAAACTTGACAGAATCACGAATCGTGTTATATTAATAGAGTAATCAAGAGAGAAAGGAATGATTATGTCTGTAGTACAAATCACAAATGGCTTTTATCGCAATGAAGAAGTCACAGGAATTTTTCCGGTTGTTCAGGAAATGAAACAAGCGAAAGACGGTTCGCACTTTATCACAGTTGACGCAAGCGAGACTGAATTTGGTCGTGCTAAGATGCGAGTGAAAGTGAAACCTGAAAATGTAGAAACAATCTCAGAGCATCGTGAGACTGATGAAGAGGTTATGGATCGTATCAAAGAACGCTTTGATATTCTTGACGAAATGACAGGTGCGACACTTGATGGTATTGTGCGTGGCATGGTTGTCTCAGGACCTCCTGGTATCGGTAAAACATATGGTATCGAACAAGTGATTGAGAAAGACTCACTGTTTGACGTGATGGCAGATCGTCCGCTTCGTCATACATTTGTCAAAGGTACAATGTCACCGATTGGTCTGTATGCTACACTGTACAAGTACTCTGACCCGAAGTCAGTTGTTGTTCTTGACGATTGTGATAGCATCTTGTTTGACGAAAACGCTCTAAACATTCTGAAAGCTGCACTTGACAGCGGTAAGAAGCGTAAGATTTCTTGGAACTCTGACTCGCACTTTCTTCGTCGTGAAGGTGTTCCTGATACTTTCGAGTTCAAAGGTTCTGTAATCTTTGTGACTAACTTGAAATTTGACAATGTGCGTTCAACTAAAATCAAGGATCACTTGGAAGCTATCATGTCTCGTTGTCACTATCTTGACTTGACACTTGATACGACACGTGACAAAATCTTGCGTATCAAGCAAATTGCACGTGATGGTGGTCTGTTCGATACTAAAGGTTTGAGCAAACAACAAGAAGTTGAGATTGTTCAATTCTTGGAACAGAATCAAGCAAAGATGCGTGAAATCTCACTGCGTATGGCTCAGAAACTTGCAGACTTGTGCAAGATGAACCCAACACGCTGGAAGCGTCTTGCTGAAACAACTTGCATGAAGCGTGTATAACGCTTCACAAGCCCAGACGGATACCGGGTCTTTCTCCTTTCTCTCCCTGGTATCCGTCTTTTTCCATTTGACATTAGGATCGAAAGGTGTTATTATAATACAATGAGCATCGAAGAAACAAAAGAAAAAATTATTGAGAATCTTAAAGAAGTATATGATCCTGAGATTTCAGTAAACGTGTACGACTTGGGATTGATTTATGAAGTGAAAGTCGGTGAGGGATATTGTGATATTACAATGTCTCTTACGAGTGCATTTTGTCCAGCGGCTGACTTTATTATTGAAGACGTTAAGGGCGCAGCTATGAGTGCGGGTGTATCTATGTGCAATGTTGATGTTGTATGGGAGCCACAATGGGGACCCGAAATGATGTCAGAAGACGCTAAGTTAATTCTTGGAATATTTGAATGAAGAAATGCACTATCATAATCAAAGATGAAGTGAATGTCAAACTTGAAGGTCTTGATCCTGCAACACGCCGCAAGTGTTCAGACAAGCTAAAGTTTTTCTTACCTCATGCGTATCATATGCCAGCATATAAGTTGGGACGTTGGGATGGGACAGTTCGCTTCTGTGATGTTGGTGGTCGTACTTACTTAAATCTACTTGATGATGTTCTGCCGATTGTTATTGAAGCAGGATATGAAATTGATATTGATGATAAGCGTGAACACACAGAACTATCGTTTGATGTTATTGACGAGGAGTTTTGGGGTGATACTTGCTGGCCTGAAGGACATCCTATTGCAGGTCAACCAATTCGTTTACGTGACTATCAAGTAGATGTTGTTAACAAGTTCATAGAGACACCACAGGCTCTACAGGAGATTGCGACAGGCGCAGGTAAAACTATTATGACTGCTACACTGTCTAAGATTGTAGAGAAGTATGGTCGTTCTATCGTTATTGTACCAAATAAGGATCTAGTTAGACAGACAGAAGAAGATTATATTAATTGTGGGTTAGATGTGGGGGTGTACTTCGGAGACCGTAAAGATATAGGTAAGACACATACTATCTGTACATGGCAATCGCTCAATAGTTTGTTAAAGAAAACAAAAAAAGGCGAAGATAACATCATGGATTTTATTGAAGATGTTATATGCGTTATGGTTGACGAAGTACACCAAGCTAAAGCAGATGTTCTAAAAGATTTGCTCACAAGTGTATTTGCAAATGTTCCTATTCGTTGGGGCTTAACAGGAACTATTCCAAAAGCAGACTATGAGTTTGCGTCACTGCGTAGTTCATTAGGTGAAGTCATCAATCGTCTAGCAGCAAAAGAATTACAGGATCAAGGAGTTCTTGCTAACTGTGAAGTGAACATTGTTCAGACACAGGAAACAGCAGAATATACAAGTTACCAAAGCGAGTTAAAGTTCTTGTTAGAAGACAAGAAGCGAATGGAATACCTCGCAGAAATGATTAAAGAAGTGTCCAAGACAGGTAATACACTTGTATTGACAGGAAGAATTAAGAACGGACAACTATTACAGGAACTACTGCCCGGTGCAGAGTTTGTTCAGGGAGAAATGAAAACAAATGACCGCAAAGATGCGTACAAAGAAATCAATGAGGGAACGAATACAATCACAATCGCTACTTACGGCGTTGCTGCCGTTGGTATCAACATTCCTCGCATTTTTAATCTGGTACTTCTTGAACCTGGCAAGTCATTTGTTCGTGTAATTCAGTCTATCGGGCGTGGGGTTCGTATAGCAGAAGATAAAGATTTTGTTCAGATTTGGGATGTGACTAGCCGCTGTAAATTCTCAAAGCGCCATCTGACTGAACGCAAAAAATATTACAAGGATGCAGAGTATCCATATAACATTCAAAAGGTCAAATACTAATGAAAATTTTAACACCAGAAAATAAGACATTCGAAATGAATAGTCTACCAGAAGAAATAGAAGATATCCGATATTGTGTATTAGATGTAACAGACAAACAAGAGCCTGATTTCTTTTTCATTCCTCTTGTGTTTATTGAAACGTTCAATGCACCTAGTATTTCACTAAGTATTGGCAATTACAGAATTGAAATGCCTATTGATTGGAACATTCTTATTGGTGATAGAGACCTTGGACAACTTGAATTCATTCCACTTACAAGTATTAATGAGAGATCGTTCGATACTATATTGACAAATCCTCTTGGTGGCTTTACAATGGATTGGAAGCCAGTAAAAGTTCATAATGTATTTGCTGATGTTAAATGGTTCTTCCCGAAACTTAAATATGGACACATTCTTGCTATACCGCTTGAACATAAAGAGAAGCCAATGTGTGCATACTTTGTAAAAGACTTAAACAGAATACCGGATGTACTGAGCAGCTATGACTTTTTCTAAACTAGATAAAATTGATGAAACACAAAAAATGCATCGTGTCTTAATTGAAGACATGCACCAATCAGACATTGCACATGAATGGTGTAAAGAGAATCTATATAGTGATGAATGGACCAGTGAAGTATTTGATAACTTTGATTGTTTCTACTTTTCAGATAAAACTATGTGTTCTCTATTCATGTTTGTAAATGGTGGGAAATATATTGAACCACCCAGAGGTTATAATGAGTGATAAACTACCACTGAATGATGTATTAGCAGCTATAGACAACCGTGACTATGGCTGGTATTCTCGTCTACCAGATGAACAGAAAAAGAAATGGTCTAGTTGGCTATTTCTAAGATATGCTTCCAGTGTAAAAGGATCAAATCAAGAAGATGCACTTCTAAATACAAATGATTTTGTTAACAAAAATTACGTAGATTTGTATAAACATGATGAACTGATGTGGAAACTTTTTTGCTTGACAGGTACAGGTAAAAAGCAGTATCATGAATGGATAAAGGGTCCTAATACAAAGAAGAAAACTGACAAAGTTTCAGAATTCATTTCTGAAATTTATCCACATCTAAAATCAGACGAGATAGAATTGTTTCAGATATTGAACAATGTTTCAGATATTAAACAATTAGCAGAAGATGCTGGTAAGTCACAAGAACAGATTGATGAAATATTTGGGAAAAAGAAGCGTAGTAAGAAATGAGTTTTGAATGTCAATTTTGTAAGAAGACATTTCAGCGTGAAAAAACGCTTGCGGTTCATCTATGTGAACAAAAGCGTAGACACATTAACCGAGACGATAAGTATGTTCGTCTTGGTTTCTTGGCATATAATAGATTTTATGAAATAACACAGGGATCAAAAACACAAAAAACATATGAGCATTTTGCGAAGTCAAATTACTATACGGGGTTTACAAAATTTGGCAGACACATGCTAGAAATAAATGCGATTGATCCAGAAAAGTTTATTGACTTTGTAATTACAGCAAGTATCCCATTAGATAGTTGGTGTAAAGACTCTGTGTATGAGAGTTACATACGAGAGTTAAACAAGAAAGAAACAGCAGAACGTGCAGTAGAGCGTGGTATTCTGCTAATGGAACAGTGGGGCAGAGAACATGATAGACCGTTTAATGTATTCTTTAGGGAGATTTCTAGGCCGCGTCTTATACATTGGATCAAATCCGGACGCATTAGCCCTTGGATTATTTTTAATTGCGATAGCGGCGATGCAGCTATTGCCTCAATGACAGATAATGAACATCATATGATTAATGAATATTTAGAACCCACATTTTGGACACGTAAGTTTTCAACCCGCAAAGAAGATGTTGATTTCGTACAGATGGTATTAAAGGAGGCTGGATTATGAGTACAAAACGAGTAAGTCAAGTAGAAGAAAGTTCTACGCTAGTAGTGCAAGAAGACCCTGACACAGGTGACCTTTTCATTGAACTTCCACAACGGCTTTTAAAGCAGTTGGGTTGGAATGAAGGTGATGACCTG